TGAAACTGCGTTTTTCACAGTTATTTTTTCTTCTTTTTACGTCTATGTTGATAACTTATCTTTTTACTACCTGTTTTTTCACGTTTAAACCTAGCTTTTTCGGCTGCGGTCATCTCTCCAATTGTCTTAGGTGTCTTACTTGAGATACGTTTACTAGGTCTACAAGCAGGATAGCCTCGTTTTTCACCTTTTGAACGACCACAAGGCTTACCAGTTTTTACATCAACCCAATTTTCTTTAAACCAACGGGTCAAACCACCCTTTGCTCTAGGATTTGGGCTACTTTTTGCCACGTTTTTTCTCCACTCGGTAAGTACCGCCACGCTTTTTGTACTCTCGTACAAGCCACGCATTAGCATAAGCACTAGGATATACCTTGAACTTACGCTTGGCTTCGGCTTT